GCTCTCTGGTTTGCAGAGACCCAAATGCGTGACTACATCAATCAGATGGGCGCATACGGCGGTTCTTTTGTAAAGAACCCATTTGCTACAAAGGGACAAATTGCTAGACGCAAAGTTGTCAACCTAGAGGAATACGCCAAACTCCAAGAGGAGATGGCAAACAACGGAGGAACTTGGTATGGCGCTGGATATAGATGAGTTAGGTGTTAAGGTACGCAAACTGCGTGACCACTACCATCTTCGCGATGCTCGCTGGGCTGACCTATTGTCAATCCGTCAAGGTAACATCAATCAAGTCTTTCCCGAACTATTCTCATCAGACTTTCCAAAGCCAATGGTGGCAAACTTCATTGACATTGCTGCTCGCGATGTAGCAGAAGTTATTGCCCCGCTACCTGCTTTTAACTGTGATACAACAGATGCTATCTCAGACCGTGCACGTAAGCGTGCCGATAAGCGCACAATGATTGCCGCTGGTTACCGTGACTCTTGCAACCTTCAAACTCAAATGTACACAGGTGCTGACCGCTATGTAACTTTTGGTATGCTTGCATTTGTTATTGAGCCAGATTTTGAAAACAAGCGTCCAATGATTCGCATTGATAACCCGATTGGTGCTTACCCAGAGTTTGACCGTTTTAATAAGTTGACTTCTTACACACGTCGCTACAACAAGACAGTCCGTGAACTTTGCAACGAATTTCCTGAGCATGAGCCAGTTATTCGTGGTCCTTATGAGCAACGCGGTTCAGAACGTATGCTTGAAGTATTTCGTTATGTAGACAAGAACGAAACAATTCTTTTTGTTCCAGAGCGCAAAAATCTTATTCTTGACCGCGCTAAAAACTTTATTGGCGAGATTCCAGTTGTTATTGCCGTACGTCCAGGCGTAGATTCAGATGAACACCAACGTGGTCAATTTGATGACATTATGTGGGTACAAGTTGCACGCTCACGCTTTGCAACACTTCAACTAGAAGCAGCACAGAAGTCAGTACAAGCACCATTTGCTTTGCCTGCCGATGTTAACGTACTTGAAATTGGACCAGACGCAACAATCCGTTCTGCTAATCCAGAAAAGATTCGTCGTGTTTCACTTGAAGTTCCAGCATCAATGTTTCAAGAATCACAAAACCTTGACCAAGAATTACGTGTAGGCTCACGTTACCCACAAGGACGCCTTGGCGTTCAATCTGGTTCTATTGTAACTGGACGTGGTGTTGAAGCCCTTATGGGTGGATTTGATACACAGGTCAAAACAGCACAGGCTGTATTTGCTGAAGCCTTCCGTCACGTTATGCGTTTGTGCTTCATCACAGATGAAAAGTTATTTGGTAATGTTACAAAGGAAGTACGTGGCGTTAATGCTGGTGCTCCTTATGAAATTAATTACACACCTGAAAAAGATATTGCTGGTGATTACTGGTGTGATGTGACTTACGGCCTAATGGCTGGACTTGACCCAAACCGTGCTCTTGTTTTTGGACTACAAGCACGTGGAGATAAGTTAATCTCTCGCGATTTCCTCCGTCGTCAGATGCCTTGGGAAATGAACGTCTCAATGGAAGAAGAAAAAGTTGAAGTTGAAGAACTTCGTGACGCGCTTATCCAAGCAGTGTCTGGTTATGCACAATCTTTGCCTGCTCTTATTTCACAAGGTCAGGACCCATCTCAGATACTTACCGCTATGGCATCCATTATTGCTGGACGTCAAGAAGGTAAAGAAGTTGAGCAAGTAATCGCTGAAGCGTTTACTCCTCAACCACAACCAGAATCCCCACAAGTTGCAGCCGCTGGCGAGGCACAAGGTGCCCCAGGACAGGCTCCTGGTGGGGCTCCTAATAACCAAGGACAACTACCTGAAGGTTTGAGTGCTTCGGGACGTATGCAAGGTGTTGCTCCTGGACAACAAGGCATGGCCCCTGGTGGTCGTCCAGCACTGCAGACATTACTTGCAGGCCTATCATCTTCTGGCAACGCGCAGATGTCTGCGGGTACTGTCAGAAGGCAGCCAATCTAAAACGCGTTTTGGCTGTCAAACTAATTCCTATAGGAGAATAAAAAATGGCAACAATGAAGTCATCATTGACTACAAAGGTTCCTTCACCAGCAAATCAAGGTGGACATGGTTCCTCAGACGCAACAACACAAAAGACTGGAATTCAATCAAAGGCTGGCGCTTCAAAGCCTAAGCCATCATCCATTCTTTTTACAAAGCAACCTTCAGGCACACGTGGTTCAGGAACCACTGCTGGAAAGCCAATGAAGTAAAAATTGAATATTGACGACGAGGGCAAGATTGCTACGAGGGTAACCAAGTATGATGTTCTTGCCCTTATCGTTGAAACAGCAGCAGATATCTTAACTGATATCGCTGGTGGTTTAGCAGTAGCAAGTCAAATGCTACAAACACATGCAAATTTTGTAGAAGAAAAAGAAACATTTCATGAGTATGCTGCGCGTACAATTGAGACACTGCAAGAAGGAGAATAATTATGGGTACACCTGCAAAACCAGCAACAACCCCATCTCTTTCTGGTGCTAATAGTTCTCGCACCGATGGCCCAGTAGGTAAAGCAGTTGCTTCAAAACAAGCAATGCGTTATGCTGCAGGAGAGCCTGGTGCTGGAGATTTTTATGATTTACAAGGACAGGCGGCAATGAACAAGACTCCTGATTCTAAAGGTATGTCACCATCTGTAATAGCAGCCGCCGCTGCTCAAGGCCAAGGTCAACAAGGTCTACAAGCAATACCACTTGATGCCCCTTCACAACTTCCTGGACAAAGTGTTACGCATGGTTCAGACGCACACCCACAAATGAATACAAGTTCTTTAATTCTTCCTAAGCAACAAGACCAACGCCAACAAGAAGTTAATGATTTGGTAGCGCGTTATTTGCCTGATTTGCAAGCAGCAACAAATCTTCCTGGCGTTCCAGATTCATACCGTAAATTTGTTAATTACTTAAGTAAGAATACGCAAAGTCAGAGTGTTCAATGAGCCAATGGACTGAAGGAACAATCTTTGACAACATTGATAAGTTCGCTAACAGCCTTGGTTATGAAAATGCAGGCGTTGTAATTCCTCTTGCTATGGTTCCTTGGCAATCAACCGACGATAGAGATTCATTTATTCGTGCCATCACCGACAAGGACCCATCGGGTGGTGAAGGTAATTTATTTTCCAATATTATGAAGAAGGGCGGTTCTAAATAATGTCGCTCTGGGATAGTATTCTTAATGATATTAAAGGTGTTGGTAGTGCACTTGGTTTAAGTCAAATGGGTGCCAATGCTGCAGGTTCTGTAGTTCAAGGAGCCGCAGATATTGCTGCACAACAAGTTGCTGGCGTTCAAGCACCACAAACTGTGCAAGGTTTACAAACTACCGCACAGGAAGCAATTGCTAATGCTGGCATCAAACCAATGGCTGGTAGAACTTCAGATTTATTATTGGCCGCTTCTCAACCAGTAGGTAAAGCAATCTCCACTGGGATTAACCGTCCTATTGCTGCAGCAAACTTATTATTAGATACAAAAAGCCCTTTATATAAAGATGGTTTTCAACCTTTAGATATAGTTAAGGCTTATAATCGTTCAGCAAAAGTATCACCTTTTCAGGCTTTAACAAAAAGCCCGATTTTTCAAGATACTCCATTTGGACAACTTTCAGATGCGCTTCTTCAAGAAGGTAACGTTAATCTTCAAAAAGTAAACCTTTGGAATGACAAAGATATTCAAAAGAATTTTGTTGATAATCCTGTTGGTAAATGGTTTACGGGCAGTGGTGATTTTGTATTAAGCAACGTAGCAATGGGTGCCGTTGGTGGTATTACAAAAAGTGCCGTAGGCGGAGCACTAAAAGCAACCAATCTTACAACATCTATTACTGGCGTAACCGACCTTGCCAAAATGGATGCTCTTGCCGATTCTCATATTTCTTTTGTTCAGACAAATCAACTTATGGGTAAGACAACAGTATTTGGCGCTGACATTCAACAATTAGCCGATACTAAAGACATGAATCTTATTGTTAATAAAGTTCGTCAATATTCTAATAATGAATTACTTCCAGGCCTTATTCAAAAAGCAGACAATCCTACAACTGTTAAAAATCTTATTCTTGCTGATAAAAATTACATGCCTGCAATTGAGGCTCTTGGCAATACCGCACCGCATGATTTATGGACAGTCAATGATACTAACTCATTTATTGCTGGCAATGTAGCGGCAACAGATAAATTACCTGTCTTTGAAGGTGACGCTCTTCAACGCACTCATGCGGCATTTGATGCTGCTATTGCTGAAAGCCCAGCACACAAAGAAATTTATAATGCTTTTATGACACCTAGCGGAGAATTTAAAGGGCTTGGAAATGATTATAAACCAGTTGACCCAAAATTTTTTGCTGACCAAATTGGTGCCGTTCGTAATCGTATGGAAGAATTTAAAGCCGCTACAACTACGCGTGATTTTGGTGGTATTGGTGGAGCAACGGAAACAATTCTTGGTAGCAACGCCAAAGGTCCAATAACAAAACTTATCCGTTTTGTCGGAACATATAAGCCACGTGGGTATATTACATTTACTGGTGCTCGCGCTTGGGATGGTGTAGATGAAATAAACGCCATGTTTGACGACATTCGTACATTTACTCATGGAGATACTCCAATTCACATTGGCTACGAAGAAGTTAATGGACAATTAATTCCTACAAAAATTCCTGCTGCGCAATACCGCAATCAATGGCTTCAAAAATTCATGGATGCTCAAAATCCATCAGAAAAAGCAGCGGTTATTGATGAACTTGATACACGCTTGGGCCACGATTTGGGCCGCACTCTTGGGTTTTATGACAAAAATTTAATGGAATCTTTTGTTACTGAAGCACGTAATAAAATGGTTCAAACACACAACAGTCTTGCTAAAGATGGATTTGCTTTTGATGCTTCCGCTCATCGCGTTATTGTAGACCCTCAAACTCAACGTCAATTGGCTGATTCAATTCCAATGTTACCTTGGGCTAAAATTGAACGTAATATGAAAACTCAAATTCAAACATTTGGACAAATTACAGAAGCAACCCCTGGTTATGCGCATACTGGATTTGAAGCGTTAAACAAATTATTTTCAATGAGCGTGCTTGGTCGTCCTGCATATATTCCTAAAAATAGCATTATTGAACCTTTAACTGCATCATTTCTTTCAATGGGTACAAAATACGCAGAAGATACATTAGGCACAACTGCATCTAATTTTATTAAAAATAATAAAAATCGCATTATGAATGGTGCTTTAAAAGTTGGCGATAAAGTTGGCGCAACTCAATTAAAAGTTATTAATCAAAATCTTGATAACGTATTTCAACGTTATGGTGAAGCAACGGATTATTTAGATACAGTTTTGGCCGAACATGAAAATGCTTTTAATACAGACAATCTTTCACCTGCCACTAAAGCACAACATCTTGATATAATTAAAGCCAACCTTCGTGATGCCGAAAAACTTGTAACACGTATTGAGGCTCAAGCCGTAACTGCTGCAAAAAATTATGGCGTAGTTGAGCGTGTTCCATCTTTATATGGCCTACGTCGTCGTATTGATTTTCTTGAAGGTCAATCTAGTGTTGCTGGTAAATACGGTTCTGAAATTAATTCAGCAAAAATATTAATGCAAAAAGCCGTTGGTAATATTACAACTCTTTCATCCGACGTTGCGGAACGTAATCTTGCCGTTGAAAAGGCTTGGAAAGTTCTTGACAATGTAGCCTCAAAAGCAGGCGTTGCTGTTAAAGAACAAGGTGAATACCTTGCAGAACGTGGAGCAAATAAAAAACGTTTTTATGGTTCTACTGAGGGACATGTTATTAATCTTGGTGGACAAGATATAACTACTGAAAATCTTTTTGACCCAAACAAATTTGGTGAAGCGCTTCGTAGTGAATTTTCTAACGAAGATACTCAAGAACTTAATTTTCTTAGCGAACTTCGCACTGGTTCAAAGGTGGGCCTTCTTGCCCGCAAAGGTCCAACTGGTATTGTAGATGTTAATAACCCTATCTATTTTGAAGAACTTGCCTATGTAGTTAATCGTCAAATGCGTGGAGACCCGCTGGTTGACAAAGTTCTTTCAGGACAAAGTAACCAAGAAATTTACAATTGGGCACGTACGCGCGAAGGTCTTTCTTACCTTCGTCAATTCGGTCTTACGGCAGAATCAGATATGACTTCAATTGTTGCTGACCGTATCAATTTTGTTA